TTAATCTCTAAATGACCTAACGCAAGTTCAGCGTTTGTATTTTCTATTTCTTTTATTGAGTGGTCATAGTTATCATCACAAATCCAAGGTATTAAACAAATATCGGTGCCGCCAAAATTTACAGTAGTTGCTTTTTCATATATCCAAGGTTCTTTTATTCCATCAAAGGTTGTACATAGTTCTTTGATAGCATTTACTTCATTAGTATTCTTATAGTAAGTATCGTGGTTACCTAATATAATATGAGTATCAATACCCTCTTTATACAATCGGTGCATAAAGTCTTCTCTAAATGTGTGTGCTGTTTTAAAGTTGATAAATTTTCTTCTATCTACTACATCACCTAAGTGTACAAGTGTTGTTATGTTATTCTCTTTAAGATATGGAAAAAATATCTCATTATAGAATCGCATAAAATAATCCAAAAATGCTGGACTATCATTCCTCGCACCAAAGTGCGTGTCGTTTAACAAAGCAATTTTCATAATTTAGTTGAATAATTTAGATGTAGATTTTCTTACTCTTTTCTTTTTGACTTTCTTTTCAACTTTTTTGATAGGTGTATCTTCCATCTTTAAATTCTTTTGTAAAAAGTCTCTAAATTGATTCTTAAATTCAGCATCATCACCTGGTTGTAGTGCCGAATCATCATAGTTACTATCCATAATTAGTTTATGTTTGATAGTAGTTTGTTTCTTTTCTTTTTGTATTCTTCTTATAAATGCGTAATATATAATTTGTGTAAAGTAAGCGAAAGGATTACTTGATTTAGCAGGATCAAAATTATCTAGGTATTGTAGACAGTTTTCGATACCATCACTAACCATATCGTCTCTAAATGTATAATTGATAAAGTTAGGTCTATAAGATAAGTGATTTGCTATCTTCAAAAAACAACTACCAATATAATCAGTTACTAGGGGTTTATCTTTTTTAGCCTTTAAAGCTTTCTTTACTTCTTTTTTATAGACTGTCATAGCCTCTAAAAATTCTTTGTTATTAACGTAATGTTCTTTTTTTGCTTTACTCATATTCTTAATATATCACCTTTCTTAACATTTGTCAATGTTTTAAGCCATTTAAAATACTTTTAATTTTACCAATCTCACGGTTGACTTTTTGAAACTTTTGTAGTACAATGAGCTTGTTGAGCGATCAGAGGAATAGAGTCTATTAGTGTACAGTCTTTGTAGGAATATCATAATCATCTAAATCATCTTCATCAAATATTTCATTAACTTTATCATTATCTTCATCACTTAATCTTTCTCTTTTAAATACGGTAGGGTTCTCTTTCTTCGCCAATGGCTCGGATTTATCATAACCCATTACAACATGCGCATAACTTTTACTCATATCAGGATTAGCATTTACAATAGTCAATATCTTATCTTTGGGAATAGTTAAAATGGCATCTCTTGTATAAGGAGACCATTTAATAAGAGCTACATAGTCTTTTAATCCTTGAGTTGTAAACTGCGGTATATATTTAACTTGTAATGGTTTACTCAATCTCAACATAGGAGATTTCTCACCAAGTTGTTGTGCTGGTAATGAACAAACTATATCATCACCATTAACTAACTTGATTATCTTAATCGGATTTGGTTGTATTTTTGCTACCATTGATTAACTCCACGTTATGAATTTCGTAATTAAAGTCTTCGCCATTGTATATATTTATTCTTTCCTTAAAGTGTTGAAGTGTATAATTCTCTTTACCATTGTATGAAATATCATCAGCTATATCATATAAAGTGGCTGCGCTGTTATCGTCTTTTAATCTTAAACCCCTACCAATACTTTGTAAATTTCTTATCCTAGATTTACTAGGACTAGCAAAAACAATGTTATGCAAGTTCCGTATATTAATGCCCGTAGAGAAAGTCCCATAACTTGCAACGATAATAGCGTTGTCAGATTTCTCGGTAATCTCTCTAATTTTTTCTCTTTGCTCTGCGTCAACTCCTCCGTGAACATAGAAGACTTGTTTGTCGGTTGCTCGTTCTCGTATAGTTTCATATAAGTTCTTTCCGTGTTTTTCTACATATTGAAATAAACATAGTGTGTTTCCATTTAGCGAAGTCGCCAAGTTTCTTATATATTTATTCCTCTTTTCATTTGACACCAAGTAATCCATTTCCTCTTGGTATGATTTACCTTTTAGAAAGTGTCTTGCTGTTTGATCGTGTTGTAATATTAAACACATAATTTTTAAATCAGCTAGTCTACCTGTTTCCATTAGTTCACTTGTAGATACAACTTTATTTACTGAACCAAATAATCCTTCTAATACTAACTTGTGAGTTTTACTTCCATCAAGTGTACCTGTTAGACCAACTCTGTATTTGGTCTTTTCTAATTTTGTCATTAATTTCGTAAGCGACACAGCTTTAAATAGATGAGCTTCATCACCTATAATCATACCAAATTGATTAAACCATTTTTTAGGTAAATTATATATTGATTGCCAAGTTGATATAATAACTCTCTTATTAGTTTCTTTTTCGTGTCCTGAATATATCCTATGTACATTTCTTTCACTATTATAACCATAGTCTTTAAAGTCTTTAAATAACTGCTCTACAAGCGATGTAGTGGGCACTATAACAAGGATCTTGTCCTCTTTAGTATCTTTCAGTCGTAATAAATTATATATCAACATAAGATAGATTATGAGAGATTTACCAGAGGCTGTAGGCGATACTAATAAACATCTATCCTTTTCAACAGAATACTTAAATGCTTCTCGTTGATAATCTCTAACTTCGTATGGAAGTTTAAGTGCTTTGATTAAGTCATCAATCTTACTATCGTCAACTGTTTTTTCTTTGATTTTTGTACCATCAACTATATGTACATTGTTTTCTTTACACCAATTTTTTATATAAGGATAAAGACCAGCATATATTTTACCAGTCGCATAAGAGAATAATCTAATCTTACCGTCCCAAACTCTATTTTGATATGCTGGCATAAACTTAAAGCCTGGTACTTCAAATGTAAAATATTCACCAAGTTCTCTACGAATATCAGCCTCAGCTTCTATTTTAAGATATACTTCGTTTACTTTGTCTATGATTAAATAACGGGTGGTTGTCATTATTAGATTGCGCCACTAGTAAACTTCCTCCAGTCAATTGCATTCTTTATTTGAAAACCTCGGTTTGATATTTGTTTGAGTGTTCTATCTAAAAAATCTACGACTGTTTGAATATAATCTACTTTTTGTTTATACTTCGCTAATTCAGGATCAGCTTCTAGGTACTTGTCCACATCAGTTTTTAATAACTTTAAACTAAAAGGTTTAAGTGCATATACTTCTGCTGGTGCTTTACCAGTATAGTATTCCCACTTTTGTTTTCGTTGTGTGTAATATTCTATTTGTGATTTACTCAACAGTAATTTAAACTTTGTCAGGTGTTTTAAAAACTCGTTGTGTATTTGAGGCGTCTTTAATGATTCTAAATCTAACTCAGTATCGTTAATTTTTAGTTTCTTGTCAGCCAAGTCTTGTAATTGTTCTAAATCCATAATATCTCCATAATATATAGTATACCACAAAAACCTTATTTTGTAAAGTCTATGTAGTAGTAATCTGTGTTGTTGATGACCCTACATTAGCAAAGTCATATATTAAGTAACTAAATGATACAGTACAAGTCAAATAATCTACATCAGCGGCTTGTTGATTGTATTGTAATCCTGTAAGACCAGTTGGATATACATCTCTAAATCTTATCTCACATTGCGCATTATTCTTACTTGAAAGTACAGTTAGTGTAGCGTCAGATAATATTGCGCCTGTATCTGACGAAGCGTACTTTGATTTACCAGCTTCACTTGATACATTAGATGCATTTCTAGTAGGAAATCTATCGTTACCTGAAGTTAGTAAATTTCTAAATTCTGAATTATCTCTCGGAAAACCTATTCCAACTAACCAACCATGTATCTCTTGGAAGTTTTCTAAATTTTCATCTACCAGAAAAGTCATTTGTAATGGCTCGTATGTTAATGTGTCACCAGGTATAGGTATCTTTTTTAGTGGAGTTGCTTGTGTAGTTTCACCTAAATTAATTCCAGGTATATTTACAGAAGTACAAAAGTATTCCACTTTAGGAAGTTTAAGAATACTAAA